CAGCCAATGAACGGTCCAACAGGTCTTATCTTTGCGATGAGAACCCGTTATGACAACCAGAGTGGTACTGAAGCATTCTTCAACGAACCAGATTCTGCATTCTCTGCTCAGAACAGTGCTGCTAACCTAACTCAAGGCGACTACACTGGTGGTGCTGATGATGGTACTAGCGTTGGTTTTGGTACAACTGCACAATCAGGAACCAATCCATCGATCCTAAATGGTGGCACAACTAACACCTATAACCTAGGTCAAGGTTTCAACACCCAGGCACTAGAAGCACTTGGCGATAACACTACATCAAACGACTTCCGTGAGATGGCTTTCTCAATCGAGAAAGTTAGCGTGACCGCGAAGTCAAGAGCACTCAAAGCAGAGTACTCGCTAGAACTAGCACAAGACCTTAAGGCAATCCACGGTCTTGATGCTGAAGCTGAACTAGCAAACATCCTCAGCACTGAAATTCTTGCTGAGATCAACCGTGAGATCATCCGTACCATCTACAAGGTTGCTAGAACAGGCGCTCAAACCAACGTTGCAACCGCTGGTGTATTCGATCTAGATGTCGATTCCAACGGTCGCTGGATGGTTGAGAAGTTCAAGGGTCTAATGTTCCAGCTAGAGCGTGATGCAAACGCTATTGCACAAGAAACTCGTAGAGGAAAGGGCAATATCATCCTTTGCTCGGCTGACGTTGCTTCTGCACTTGCTGCTGCTGGTCAACTAGATTACACCCCTGCACTTAACGCTAATCTAACTGTAGACGATACTGGCAACACCTTTGCTGGTACTCTAAACGGTCGCTTCAAGGTATACATCGATCCATTCGCTGCAAACCTAAGCGCAGATCAGTACTACGTAATGGGTTATAAGGGTTCTAGCGCATATGACGCTGGTATTTTCTACTGCCCATACGTTCCACTCCAGATGGTTCGTGCCGTTGGACAAGATACTTTCCAACCAAAGATTGGTTTCAAGACCCGCTACGGCATGGTCGCAAACCCATTCGCAGAAGGCACTGGCGTTGGTGCTGGTCGTATTGCCGAAAACACCAACCGTTACTACAGAAGAGTAAAGGTACAAAACCTAATGTGATCCAAGATCACAATTATCAGGACCTCCTTACAAAAGGGGGTCCTTTTTTATTAGGTATGAATACATAGTAAAGCCGAGTTTAGCACCACTATGAACGTGCTTATGAAATCAGCAATAATTTTGGGTTTAATTGGATATTTTGTTTATTGGGGTATGAATAATGCTTATCCACAATGATGTGACTGACCCAGTGTGGAGTGTGATTTGGTTGCTTGGAATAGGATTAGCAGGCACTGCCTACATCATTTATTACATACTTAAATTAGCACATGATGAGATGAATAATGCCTAAAAATCAAATTTCAAAAGAAGAACTTAAAGTAGAAATTTTAAAACTAAAGAGAGATCTCATCAATGATTATATCCGTCATGATATGGATATGAAGGGACTAGCAAACAGATACCTCGACAGAGTTCTTGATAAGATCGAAGAGTATCGCTACTAAATAGTCCTAGCTTGGGAAGCTGACTTGTCCAATAATCCTTGTACCCTACAGCAAGTTTCAAATAAAAACTTTCTGTCATTAGGTGGGTTCAAACTTATTATTAATAGGTGTCCAAAGGTAGATTTTCTTTGCAATAAAGCAAATTTGCCAGGGATGACGTTGGGCAGTGCAGTACAATCAACATATCTAAAAGACATTCCTGTACCAGGAGACAAACTTAGATATGAAGATTTGTCAATCAACTTTATGGTTGATGAAGAATTAGAAAATTATCATCAAATCTATCAATGGATGACATCATTAGGTTATCCAAAGTCGGTTGCACAATACTCTGAATTACAAACAAAAAATAGATTTTATCCGAATACGGATGCTAATGATCCATATAGTGAAAGATCTGATGGTACATTATTAATTTTGAACAGCAATTATCAAACTGCTGGAAAGGTAGTATTCAAAGATTTGTTTCCAACAAACCTTTCTGGAATACCTTTCGATGCAACGTTGTCTGAGCAACAATACTTCACAGCAACTTGCACGTTCCGTTATACTATTTTTGATTTGATCGACATTGATGGAAAAGAAGTCTAGTGTTTCGCTGGAAGTAATCCAGGAAATGTGGCAAAAAGATAGTGTGGTAAATCAAGACGAACTCGATACTGAAAGTCTAAAGATACCACAATTACACGCCAAATATTACCAACTATATAATACTATACTGTTACTTCGCAAACAAGCAGAGCAGCAGCATAGTAGTATTCTTTTAGAACGTAGAAAATTTTACATGGGGAAAGCGGAGACGCAAGTTTATATTGACGAACCCTTCCCGTACAAAGTCAGAGACAAAGAAGATCTAAGACTTTATCTTGAAGCAGATGAAAAACTCAGCAAGATAAGACTAAAGATCGATTATTACGACACAATGCTGAAGTATCTTGAAGAGATCTTAAAGCAAATTTCTAACAGAACCTACCAAATCAAGAATGCAATTGAATGGCGAAGGTTCTCTGCTGGATATGGTTGATCTTATTATAAGCAAGAAGAATGAAGTATGGTTGAAGATTGAATGTGATCCTCATATCAAATATGAGTTGCAGGATCAATTTACATTCGATGTTCCTAATGCAAAATTTATGCCTCAGTATCGCAACAAATACTGGGATGGAAAAATTAGACTGTTTAATATTGAGAAGTCTGAGATTTATGCTGGACTGATTGATAAGTTACAAATTTTTTGTGAAAGATATAATTACACCTTTGAGTTTGAGAATAATAAGTTCTATGGATTACCATATGAAGAAAACGATATGGTGTCTGAGGAAGGCGTCAAAGACTACGTTACAAGCGTCTCCAAGCATCCTCCACGCGATTATCAACTAGAAGGTATCTATGATGCTCTGAGGCGTAATAGACGCCTTCTAATCAGTCCTACGGGGTCTGGTAAGTCGTTAATGATCTATGCTGTCTGCAGATATCATGCAGAAGCAGGTAGAAGAGTATTGATTGTTGTCCCAACAACATCCCTTGTTGAGCAGATGTACAAGGATTTTGAAGATTATGGTTGGGATGCTGAAGCAAACTGCCACAAAATCTATTCAGGAAAAGAACGAATAACTGATAAAAGTGTTGTGATTACAACTTGGCAGTCCATTTATAAGATGGATCGTAAATGGTTTGCACCTTATCAGGTTGTAATTGGTGATGAAGCACACCAGTTTAAGTCTAAGTCATTGGTCAGTATCATGACAAAACTTGGTGATGCAAAGTATCGTTATGGTTTTACAGGAACACTTGATGGAACACAAACCCATAAATGGGTGCTTGAGGGATTGTTTGGTCCATCCTATAAGATTATCAATACAAAAGAGTTGCAAGATGCTGGATACTTAGCTAAACTAAGTATCAAAGTTCTTCTTCTAAAACATGGTCCTCAAAAATTTGAGACGTATGAAGATGAAGTTCAGTATTTAATTGGACATGAGAAGAGAAATAAGTTTATTAAAAATCTTGCTCATGATTTAAAAGGAAATACTTTAATTTTGTTTAGTCGGGTTTCTACCCATGGACAGGTTCTTTATGACCTCATAAATACTAGTGATCGAAAAGTATTCTTCGTTCACGGTGGGGTGGACGTTGAAGAACGAGAAGAGGTCAGAAGAATTACAGAACAAGAAAATAACGCAATCATCATTGCTTCCTTTGGTACATTCTCAACTGGCATCAACATCAAAAATTTACACAACGTTATTTTCTCATCACCAAGCAAGTCCAGAATTAGGACACTACAATCGATTGGTAGAGTACTAAGAAAAAGCGAAAATAAAATCAAAGCAACGTTATACGATATAGCAGACGATTGTAAAAAAGGATCAAGATCAAACTATACCTTAAATCATCTCATCGAGCGTATCAAATACTACAACGAGGAGAAGTTTAATTATGAAATCATTCAAGTCAAAATCTGATGATCTGTATGATGAGTTTTACGCATCAGTAAAACTGATCAGTGGAGAAGAAGTTCTTTGTCTTATTATTATTGATAAAACTAATCCTGAACATGTTATGCTAGATAATCCAGTTGTCTGTGTAGAAATTCGTTCCCCTGGAACGAATATACCCTGTGGGTATAAATTTGAACCTTGGATAAAGTTTTCTACTGATCAAACATTTTTACTCGAAACATCAAGGATCATTACAGTCAGTGAAGTCAAAGATGAAGATATTATTGATACTTACAAACATGTTGTCACTGTAGGTTTCAAACAATCTCATCCAGACATCAGTAAAGAGATGGGATATGTTTCTTCGGTTGATGATGCTAGAGATCTTCTAGAGAAGCTTTATAATACTAAAAGTAGCTAAGCTATATTACCTTCAACCCTGACAGAGTTATTCTACAGACATTTGAACATCTTGTCAAGCTATGCTATAATTAATCAATGATTTGTAATGATAATGACACGAAAAAGATCAGAGCACTATGTAAACAATAAAGAATTCCTTTCTGCTATTATTGCTTACAAACAAGAGATCAGTGATGCTGAGCATTTAGGAAAACCGAAACCAAGGATTACCAATTACCTCGGTGAGTGTTTCTTAAAGATTGCCACACACTTATCGTATAAACCGAACTTTGTCAACTACATGTTCAAAGACGATATGATTTGTGATGGTATTGAGAACTGTGTTCAGTATATCAATAACTTCAATCCAGAAAAGTCCAGCAATCCTTTTGCATACTTTACTCAGATTATTCACTATGCTTTCCTCCGTCGTATTCAGAAAGAGAAAAAGCAACTAGAGATCAGACAAAAGATTATTGAAAGATCTGGGTATGACGAAGTTTTCGTCGCAGACGAAAGTGATAAGTCATCTGAGTATAATTCAATTAAAGACGCTGTACAGTATCGCCTAAACCGATGAAGGTAGCAATCATTACAGATCAGCATTTTGGATTCAAAAAAGGATCTAAACTACATCATGATTTTTTTCTCAAGTTCTATAATGAAGTATTTTTCCCAGAACTACAGAAACGTGGTATCACGACTGTTATTGATATGGGTGATACTTTTGATAGTCGTAAGACTATTGATTTTTGGTCTTTGGATTGGGCTAAGAAAAATTATTTTGATCGCCTCAGAGACATGGGCATCGAAATTATTTCTGTTGTCGGAAACCACACTGCATTCTATAAAAATACTAACGAGATCAACACTATTGATCTTCTCCTACGAGAGTATAATAATATCAACGTTATTGTTGATGCATCAGAACTTAGAGTTGGAGGTTTGGAGATACTCTTTGTCCCTTGGGTGAACACTGATAATACAGAGTTTACTTATAACAAGATTAACGACACCAAAGCAAAGGTCGTTATGGGGCACTTAGAACTCAATGGATTCTATGCACATCATGGATATATGCTAGAAGATGGTGCAGACATTCTTCCTTATGAAAAGTTTGATCGAGTATTCTCTGGGCATTACCATACCAGATCCAATAACGGTAGAATTTTTTACTTAGGTAATCCATACCAGATGTTTTGGAATGATGTCAATGATACCAGGGGTTTCCATATCTTTGATACCGAAACACTTGAGTTAGAAGCAATTAATAATCCCTTTACACTTTATGAGATTATCTATTATAATGATACTCCTAGGCAGTTAATTAAGTTTACCGACTACACAAATAAAATTGTCAAGGTTGTTGTCAAACAAAAAAATAACGAGAAAGAGTATGATCGCTTCCTAGATGCTTTGATGAAGGTTAATCCTTACGATGTAAAAATTGTAGAAAAGATAGATAATATTTCTTTTGATGACGAGATTGTCAATCAAACAGAAGATACCATGACGCTTCTTGATAAGTATGTTGATGATTTAGATACAAATCTAAATAAATCTAAGATCAAAAGTCTAATCAAAAATATCTATCAGGAAGCGTGCGAGGTTATGTAATGTATATCATTACAATCAAAGGGTTAGAAGACGAAGGAGCATATGCGGTAAAGGATGAGTTTGGAGAAAAGGTTGTATTTTTGTTTGAAGAGCAAGATGATGCTATAAGATATGCTTTGCTAATGGAAGAAGATGGTTGTCCAGCAATGGATGTCATCAAAGTCAATGATGCAGTTGCAACCGCAGCATGTGATAAAGCAGGAATAAGATATACTATAATCACTGAAGATGACATTGTAATTCCACCACGATCTGATAATGATTGAATTCAAAGAAATTCGTTATAAAAATTTTCTATCATCAGGAAACCAGTTCACATCAATCAAACTAAATCAAAACACTAATACTCTAATTGTTGGGCAGAATGGTGCTGGGAAGTCAACCATTCTCGATACTTTGTGTTTTTCGTTGTTCAATAAACCATTTAGGAAGATCAACAAAAATCAAATTGTCAACTCTTCCAATGAAAAAGATTGTGTTGTTGAAATTGATTTCAATGTAAACAGGAACGAATACAAAGTTGTTCGAGGTATCAAACCTGGCATCTTTGAGATTTACCAGAATGGTAAGAAGATGAATGAGGATGCTTCTGCTCAGGATCAGCAGAAGATGCTTGAAAACAATATTCTCAAGTTGAACTATAAGTCATTCACTCAGATTGTTATTCTTGGTAGTGCTTCATTTGTTCCCTTCATGCAACTCCCTGCTGCTCACAGGCGAGAAGTGATCGAGGATCTTTTGGATATTAAAGTTTTTTCTTCTATGTCAGAGATCTTAAAGAACAAGATCAAGGATGCTAAAGAAACTGTTAAAACTTTAGAGTTGAAAAAAGAAGGGATTGCTGATAAAATTATCATGCAGCAAAACTTTATCAAACAGATTGAAGAGACTGGACAGAATGATATCAAAGATAAACAAACCCAAATTGCTGAATGCGAAGAAGAAGTTTCCAAGTACAATGAAAGTATCACCAGTCTTTTACAGGAAGTTCAAGACAAGCAACAAGAAGTAGAACAGTATGCAGATGCTTCAGATACCCTTCGTAAACTTGGAACTTTCAAGGGTAAGATTGGAAACAAGAAACAAAATTCTGGTGATGATCTGGAATTTTTCAAAGAGCATTCGGTTTGCCCAACATGCACACAAACGATTGAAGAAACGTTTCGTGTAAATAAAATTGAAGAGCTCCAGCAAATCCTAAATTCCTACGAAAGCAATCTTCAAGAAATTGAGGATACAATCAAAAAAGAAGAAGAACGCGAACAAGCATTCTTTGGACTTCAAAGGGAGATTACAAAATTACAAAATGAAACTTCTCAAATTAACATTTGTATTTCTAACGCAAACAAATCAAAATCAACTCTTGAAAAAGAAATTCAAACGATTACCACTAGACTTGAAAATCGAAATACTGAACACGAAAAACTAAGTGAATACAAATCTAATCTAAGACAAATACTAACAGATCTAGAACAACTTAAAGAAGATTACGGATACTATCTTCAAGCGAATGTTCTTCTCAAAGATGATGGTGTAAAAAGTAGTATTATCAAAAAGTATTTGCCATTAATCAATCAGCAAGTCAATAAGTATTTGCAGATGATGGATTTCTTCATTAACTTTACACTTGATGAAGAGTTCAACGAAAAAATTCAAACACCAATTCACGAGAATTTTTCTTACCCTTCTTTCTCCGAAGGCGAAAAGATGAGGATTGATTTATCTTTACTTTTTACTTGGCGTGAAATTGCAAGATTGAAGAATAGTATCTCAACAAATCTTCTCATCATGGATGAAGTATTTGATAGTTCTCTAGATGGTTTAGGAACTGATGAATTCTTTAAAATCATTCGCTATGTGGTTAGTGATGCTAATATTTTTATCATTTCCCATAAGAATGAATTACATGAAAAGTTTGAAAATGTGCTAGAATTCCATAAGGTCAAAGGTTTTAGTCAGTTGAAGGCTTGACAAGTCTTTACAGTTCCTATATAATGGTGTTGTAATTCGTTACAAACCTTTGACTGTAACAACAAACGAATTTGGTCAACAGAATATGTTTGCCAAAGAACCCACTATGTACATTGACAATGGAGTGCTAAATCAAATGGAAAACGGTGTGTATCAAACTCATAACGAGAAAGCAGAAAAACTAAATGGTCGCCTAGCAATGCTAGGATTTATTGCTGCTGTAGGTGCTTATGCATTTACTGGGCAAATTATTCCAGGCATTTGGTGATAGAAAAGCAATAATTTTGAGAAGGGGGATTTTCAATCCCCTTTTTTTGTGCTATAATGCCTACTGAACTTTATTATGATGGAGATGTCTGACAACGGTTTTTGGAAGTATAGTGAAGATCTAACACTCAAAGTTCTTGAGCAGTATCTAGCAAGCACTTATAATTCTCATTACACTTCGGACCAATCAAAAACTCAAACTTTAGATTTGATTGAAAGTATTGGAGACGCTGAGCCGTTTACTCGTTCCAATGCGATCAAATACCTTTCGCGCTTTGGAAAGAAGAATGGTAAGTCTAAAATGGATATACTGAAAGCAATCCATTACTGCATTCTTCTGTATCACTTTGCAGGTCTTCATAAAGAACCTACTCAACCTTATAATGAACGATGAAATTTTCTGACAAAACAATCAAAATTCTCCAAAACTTTACTTCAATCAACCAGTCACTATCTTTCAAGGAAGGTAAAAAACTTCGGACTATTTCTCCAATGCAAAATGTATTTGCAGAGGCAGAGATTGAAGAATATATTCCAAAAGACTTTGCAATTTACGATCTTCCCCAGTTCCTGAATACAATTGGATTGTATAAGGATCCTGATATTGATGTGTCTACTGAAGACAGTTATGCTAGTATCAAAGAAGGGAAAGCAAATCGTTCTAAGTATTTCTTTTCCGATCCTAGTGTAATTATTGCACCACCAGATCGTGAGATGAAACTTCCTTCAGAAGATGTTTGTTTCATTCTTCAAGAAGAGCAACTTCACAAAATCGTAAAGTCATCTTCTATTCTTGGACTTCCTGATCTTTCTGTTGTTGGGGAAGCTGGAGTTGTCAAACTTGTTGTGAGTGATCGTAAGAATGATACCTCTAATGAGTATTCAATTGTTGTTGGAGAAACTAATGCTGAGTTTTCATTCAATTTCAAGATTGAAAATATCAAACTAATTCCTGGTAGTTATGAAGTTGTAATTTCACAAAGGAAACTATCCAGGTTCTATAGTGAGCGTTATAATCTTACTTACTTTATCGCACTTGAACCAGACAGCGTTTATGGATCGTGATGACTTTCTCTGGGTAGAAAAATATCGACCCAAGAAAATTGATGATTGTATCCTTCCAGATGCAATCAAATCTACCTTGAAGGACTTTGTAAGTAAAGGAGAAATTCCAAATCTTCTTCTTGCAGGTCCTCCTGGTATTGGTAAAACAACTGTGGCAAAAGCACTTTGCCATGAACTAAAAACAGACTGTTATGTAATCAATGGATCAGATGAAGGACGATTTTTGGACACAGTTAGAAATCAAGCAAAGAACTTCGCTTCGACCGTATCACTTTCAGCAATGGACGCGAAGCACAAAGTCATCATTATTGACGAAGCTGATAACACAACCCACGACGTACAACTCCTCTTACGGGCAAATATTGAGGCATTTTATAACAACTGCCGCTTCATTTTCACCTGTAACTACAAGAACAAAATCATCGAACCCTTGCACTCAAGATGTGCAGTCATTGATTTCTCCATCAATGGAAAACAAAAACCTGCAATTGCAGCAGCATTCTTCAAGCGTCTCGGGACTATTCTTGAGACAGAGAATATCAAGCATGATCCGAAAGTTCTTGTCGAAATAATCAACCAACATTTTCCTGATTGGCGTCGTATTCTCAATGAATGTCAGCGATATTCTGCTAGCGGTTCTATTGATACAGGTATTCTTAGTCTGCTTTCTAATGTAAATACCAAAGAACTTGTTGGGTATCTTTCTAAAAAAGAGTTTCCTAATGTTCGTAAATGGATTGTACAAAATCTAGATAATGATCCGAATACAATTCTTCGCAACATTTATGATTGCATTTATGATGCACTCAAACCAAAGTCTATTCCTGAAGCAGTTTTGATTATTGCTAAGTATCAATACCAGACTGCATTTGTTGCTGATCAGGAAATCAATCTTTTGGCAGCACTAACTGAAATTATGTGTAACTGTGAATTCAAATGACTATTGAACCTGGATATATTATCCGTCCTTTTGGACCAGTAATTTATAAGAATAAAATTTCAGAACAATTGCGTCAAATTATTATTGATGCAGCAGAAAATTCTGATATTGAAAACAATTATCTTCTTGCAGGCAACATTGATCGAGAAGTTGCTTTTCATTTAACTGTAGATAATGTTAATGAGCTTCAAGAACATCTTGGAGATTATCTTATTCAAATGTCTAAAGTTGGCACCTATCAACCACCAGAAGATCATGAACTAGATGGTATTGAACTTGATCGTCCTTGGGTCAATGTTCAACGCAAAGGCGAATGGAACCCACCACATATCCATGCAGGAGATTTCTCTTGCGTAATTTATGCACAGGTTCCAGAAGCACTAAAAGATGAATGGAAGCATCCTACTCAACGTGGCAGAAATCCCACTGGTGGAAAAATTGAGTGGCAATATGGACAATGGGCTCCACATAATAATCACAGTTTTGGACCTGTTGCACCTGAGGAAGGAGACATCTATTTGTTTCCTGCATGGTTAGTTCATTATGTTTATCCGTTTACTTCCGATGTAGAACGGATTAGTTTCTCAACCAACTTCTTTTTACATTATGGACCGAAAAAAGACAACACCGTTAAAGACACCACTTCGTTATCCTGGGGGGAAATCGAGGGCGATAAGTAAGATAAATCAATTTTTTCCAGATCTTTCTAAGTACCAAGAGTATCGTGAACCGTTTCTTGGAGGAGGATCTGTTGCACTATTTGTTACACAACAATATCCTGACATTAATGTTTGGGTCAATGATCTTTATGAACCACTTGCTAATTTTTGGAAACAACTAAGAGATAACGGTGATGAAATTAAAAGATATCTCACAAATCTCAAACAAAGGTACAATGATCCAGATCGAGCCAAAGTTCTCTTTCTGGAAAGCAAAGAGTACCTTAGTGCAAGTCCTGAAAAATCTGATGACTTACAGCGTGCTATCAGTTTTTATATTGTCAATAAGTGCTCTTTTTCTGGTCTCACAGAAAGTTCGTCATTCTCCCCACAAGCATCAGAAAATAATTTTTCTATGCGGGGTATCGAAAAACTGTTAGAGTATTCTAATTTGATACAGAAGTGGACTATCACTAACTATCATTATAATGATTTGATCTCTTTTTACAGTGGAGACAATGCTTTCGTCTATCTTGATCCTCCTTATGATATTAAAGATAATCTCTATGGGAACAAAGGATCAATGCACAAAAGATTTGATCACGATCAGTTTGCTATTGATTGCGATAATAGTTCACTTCATATGATGGTTAGTTATAATTCATCACAGTTAGTGAAGGATAGGTTTTCTAAGTGGTCTGCAGTTGAGTATGAACATACATATACTATGCGATCAACTGGCGAATATCTTAAAAATCAAAAGGATCGGAAGGAACTTATTCTCTTAAACTACTCTGATGGGCAAGCATTATCTACTTAATTTGTACGGGTGTTCATTCGTTTTGTTAGACGATGAACGATACCTTATAGAATTATTAGAAAATGCTGCGGAAGCAAGTGGTGCTACTGTACTTCAAACAATTTCAAAAAAGTTTGATCCACAAGGTGTTACTGT